CATATAAAAGTGATTCTGAGCGACTCGAGCGGCAGCTATTCAAAATTGTCCATTCTGGAGTCGGATATACCGATTTCAGAAATAATGGAAAGACTCGAGCATGGCGATCCAACGCTATGGTTGGAACTCTGTTGTATGATATACTCAAGCTTCCAGAAGTCCGGAAGCGAAACGAAAAAGGACAACTCGTACGCACCGTTGGAAGAGAGGCGCTTGAGCGATTACAGGTACACTTTCTCGCTCAACCAGTTATTTCACATATACTCTCTCTTAGAGACTTTGGGAAAAAGATTGGAGTTCTTGAGGCAGAGGTTGACTCCGACGGGCGCATCAGGACGTCATATAACATTGCTGGCACTACGACAGGTCGTTTCAGTAGTTCGTTCAATGATTTTGGAACTGGAGGAAACGTCCAGAATATTGAAGAACGTCTCCGAAGGATCTTCATCCCCGATCCAGGAATGAAGTTCGCCAATATCGATCTCGAACAGGCCGACGCTCGTAACATGGCCGCGATGTGCTGGTCGGTTCTCCGGGACCCGAAGTATCTCGATGTGTGCGAGTCGGGCGATCTCCACACCGGTGTCGCTAAACTCTGTCAACCGAGGCTTCCTTGGCCCGGCACGCCGCGTGAGGACCGCGCGATAGCCGAGAGGCCATTCTATCGTCACCACTCCCTCAGGCATATGTGTAAAGTCCTGGGGCACGGAACCAACTATCTGGGTTCACCTTTTGAGATGTCCCGTCACACAAAGATGGAAAAGAAAGCCATCGAGGCTTTCCAAGAAACCTACTTTACGACGTTCCCTGGCATTCAAAGGTTGCACGAGTGGGTTCAAAAAGAATTGGTCGAGCGGGGCTACCTCGTAACCCCCTTCGGTCGAAAGCGATGGTTCTTTGGTCGTCGCGACGAGCGCGATACCCTCAAACAGGCGGTCGCCTTCCTAGGTCAGTCGATGACCGCCGACGAGATGAACCACGCAATGCTCGCCCTTTGGCGACTAAACATCGCCCAACTGTTGTTACAGGTGCATGACTCGATCTTGATACAGTACCCTGAAGACCGTGAGAATGAAGTCCTGCCGCAAGCACTCGCGGCGATGAAAATTCCACTCGAACTTGAAGGGGGACGTCAGTTTGTGGTGCCACTCGAAGCAAAAGTCGTATGGAATTGGGCCAATGCCTCTGAAGACAACCCCTGGGGGCTAAGGAAATGGCCCGATGACCGTCGCAGGTCTACGTCGACTTAGCAGCTGGATAGACTCATATGTAGAATATACGGAAATACTGCCCTCCCCGTTGCTCATGCGCAAGTGGGCGGCTATTTCGTTTATCGCGGCCGCTATGGAACGCAAAATCTGGGTCACCGTGAGCGGCTCAGACTTGTACCCGAACCTCTATACCATCCTTGTCGGTCCTCCTGGGATCGGTAAGGGCCAAGCGATAAGGGCAGGTGAACTGATCTTCAGAGAGGTCCCCAACATGATAATTGGACCCTCGGACGTAACTGGTGCAGCGATGATTGACGCGCTCGGCGAGTCAGTTCGCCGGGTCGTCCTTCTCGGTGACCCTCCCTACGTCGAGTTCAACTCCCTCTGCATCATCGCCCGCGAGCTGGGTGTTTTGATTCCCTCGTGGGACGGTTCCCTCATGAACAGCTTAACGGACATCTATGATGGCTTCCAAGTCGACCAGCGACGCCGGGGAAAAGAACGTCATATCAAAATTGAGCATCCGCAAATTAACCTTCTTGGAGCGTGCACTCCTGCTTATCTTACTGCGACTATGCCTAAGGAAGCATGGGATCAGGGATTTATCTCCAGGGTACTACTTGTCTATTCAGGAGAGCGCCTTCCAACGGACCCCTTTGTTGAAAATGAGAGGGCGTCCGGAATGGCGCAACTTCACGATGACCTTCTACATGACCTCAAATCAATATCAACAGCCTTCGGTCGATGTGCATTTACCTCCGACACCCAAACCGCCATTCGAGCCTGGCTCAAAAACGGATCTGCCCCCGAACCTAGGCACCCTCGCCTCCAATATTATAACTCCCGACGACTCGCACATTTACTTAAGCTCTGCATGGTCGTCAGCCTGTCCCGATCTGACGACAAGATTATTACGCTTGAGAACTATGCTGAAGCGTTGAACCTCCTCGTCGAGGCCGAAATCCAGATGCCTGAAATCTTCAAGGCCATGACGACCGGTGGAGACTCGTCTCCGATGGAAGAGACCCTCCTGTATGCGAGTGCCCTGTTCGCCAAGGAGAAACGCCCTCTCTCAGAGCACCGCATCATCGCCTTCCTTCGGGAACGAGTCCCGGCCCACAACATCCTCAATATACTGCAAATTATGGTCCGTTCAGGGATGCTCGTCGCGGCCCCGGACCAGAAAGGAGGCATAACTTACCGTCCCGCAACCAAACTTGAACAATTGGAGCCTAAACATGAAACAGACCCCGAACGAGGCCCGTGAGGGCCGTCTTCGCCAACTGGTCGACGCGTTGATACTTAATCCCTGGATCGATCCAGCCCTGAAAAACGCTCTCCACGACATCGTCGCCGAGTGGGATCATCAGGACAAGCTGTCGGAAGAGCCCCTCCCGGGGCTCGAAGAGCTAGAGTAGTCCGACGAGTGCCAATTCGTCACGCGAAAGTTAAGTCTCGCCATCGATAACTACAACTGGATACAATACCTCGACTTCTTGATCGGTCTCGAGTCCGAGCGCCTCCATCAAACCGGAGGATAGGTCGGCTACGCGCCCCGTGTTCTCGTTTGGTCCCCAGTCCGCGGGCCAGGCCAGGAAGGTTTTGCCATCCGCACTAACCCTGGCCTTCTTGGTACTGTCCGCGAGCATCGTCTTTGGGGTGACATCGTAGTTCCACCGACAGGCCACATAGTACACTTTGGGATTGAGTCGGCGGGCGAGCCCAGTTGTCCCTGGGGGCTGTTTTGGCAAGAACAGGTGAGGTGCGTCGTCGTACTCGTACAGAAATGCCAGTCCCTCATCGGGCGTCACTCCCTTGTCTTTCGGCCCTCCAAACCACGAGCACTTTCCCGCCGCATAGAAGGTCGGCTTTGGCACCTTATTGACTGGTGGCGACTCCCTTACCGCCGCGATCCCGGCGCAGATCTTGTCGAAATTCGCCTGATACTTCTTGACGTCCTCGCCCGCGTCCACGAAACAGACCTCGATTAAAATCGCCGGCATCTCGGTCTTGTTCAGGAAGAACAGGTCGGTCCGCTTCTTAATGCCCCGATTGATCAGGCCACTCGCCTCCGCGATCGAGTTGACTACCCGAGTCGCCACCGTATCCTGTGTCAGATACAGGACCTCGGTCCCCCGACCTCCATCGGTCGGAACGTAGGCGTTGAAGTGGACACTGACGTCGAAGTCGCGCACTTGCGAGTTATGGAAGTTGACGATCGTGTTTAGATTCTCGTTCTGGGTCGTCGAGGTATTGTCGTGGAACTCGGTCGCCTCGTGACCAAGCATCCTGAGAAAGTCCGCGACTCGCGAGACAACGCGCCTCGCCTCATCGACCTCGTCAATCAGTCCACTGGCCCCACGGACATACTTGCCGTGGCCACTCGAGATCACGATCCTCATTTTAGCCCTCCCTTACATAGTGTGTTTATTAGTTGAATCGTCATATCGAATCGCTTAGCCTGGGCATTTGCCAAGGCGTTCATGAACCAGACCCCTGCCCCAATACCTACCGCGTTCAACGCGACCAGGGCTAATAAGGCCGGGCTGGCCTTCAACCCACTGATCACATCACTGGCCACTTTCGCCACGTTCTCGTTCATAGCTTTATGTACCACGTTCCAAGGAGAACCTTGTGGAGGTTGGGAACTGTTCCGCCGCCACCGATTGAGCTGGTCGTACCGCTGAAGCTATGGGTGTGGTCCCCAGATACATCGCTCGTAGTGCCACTGTACGTGTGCGCGTGCGAGCCGCCCGCGTCTACAGTGATGGTGTGAGTGTGAGCGCCTGCTGCCCCAGTCGTAGCCGCATTACCAGTCGCAACACCCCACTGGTTCGCGCCAGCCGTGATATTGGTCCCAGTGTTGACATTGTTGAAATAGCTATGAGTGTGGTCGCCAACGCCACTCGCGCTCGCGGTATGCGAGTGACCAGGATCGGTGCTGGTTGATCCGCTGTAGGTATGAGTGTGGCCCGCGGACTGAGTCGCGGTCACCCCCGAGAATGTATGTGTATGGGCTGGCAACTGGGCGGTGGTCAGCACGATTGTGTTCGCGCCCACACTCGAGCCCGGCGTCGCACCCGTGCCGCTGTTGAACGTCAGGCCGACGAAGGCGTTGGCCGCGGCGTTGCCCATGGTGTCCAGGCCCATCAAGGTCACGCCCCGCATATCTGGCAGCGTGATCGTCTTATTGGCGGCGAAATCTGCCGCCGCCGAAGCCCCCCGGGACGGACTTACGGGCGCCTGGGCATCGGGTAGGTTACCCCAGAGATAGCTGAACAAATTGGAGCAGTCCGCGTTCGCCCGTTCGCTCGCTGGCGAGGCGGCGTTGCCGATAGTCCGTCCATTACAGCGTACCCAGCCAGCCTTGGTCCCGTCCTTGAACTCGAACATCACCTGGCCCGGATCGAACGAGGCCGGGACCGTTGGAGTAGTCAATGGCGCTGGATCGGGATTAGGAATAAGTACGTAATGATACAATTCAGCATCGGCCGCGTCGGTCACCTTGACATCGTAGTTCGTGATATAGGGAATGAACACTTGAGGCCACCGCCCATTCGCGTCGGCCCTGACAGGCTGGGTCCAAGGGGCACCCTGGGCGGCGTCTTGATAAACTATGAGTGTGGAAGTAGTACCGCCCTGATAGAAATAGGCCTTCGCGCCGACCGCTACATCGTCGTCGTTATCTCGCTCAATGAAACCGGACTTACTCCACAATGATGGCATAGCGACCTCCTAGGGCGCGGGCAGGAACCGCGGATCGACTTGAGGCACATATGGGCCGACAGTAATTCTCAACGGATTGCTCGGAAGCTGAACGTTCTGGAGTCCTTCATAGACACTCTGAGGTATCGCCCCCTGAATAGTCTTGGTCGCGGGCAAGTTCTTGAAGACGTCCGTGTTCAATTGAGTTGGGTCGATTCCCAACTGATTGGCCAATTCCTTCGTGGCCCGTGCCAGAGTCGCTGCCGCCGGTACCGTGGCCACGCTTTGGAAACCTCGATAGGCCTTGGCCCAGTTCGCAATCGAGGCCGCGTTCTCTGGCTTTGAAAGCATCTTGGCGGTGATCCGCCCTGCCCCCATCAACACCCCAAGAGCGGGCAGTACGGGCAGTCCAATCACATGAGCGCCAGCGGCGGCGGCCGCGAGCTTGGCACCACCAAGAGCCTTCACGGTTGCGGCCGCACCAAGCTGTTGGGGCTGGGTCAGGTTTTTGAGGGCCGAGAAGATCGAGGGCGTTGAGGCGAGGGCCTCGAGGTGTCCACCATAGGTCCGAGAGACGTTATACAGTGTATCGAGGTGGCGCATCAGCTCCGGATTGTCTCCGAACAGCATCTTTCGTCCGGCGGGCGACAACTCACCATAGGCCTTCATGAAAGTCGTGTGGTCGAAGTCTTTAGCGGCCGTCTGTCCCATCTGCTCGATCGCGTGGCCTGTAAAGATACCCCACTCGTCCTTGGTCATGCCTCGCTTTAACGAGGCAAGGGCCTGAACGTTACCACCATCTTTCTTGGCCAAACCCAGTGCGTCGTTGAAGGCCGTCTCGGCCGCGTTCTTCTCCGAGATCGCGGCGACTTCCGGTGCGACCCTTTCAGCCTGTCCCACAACCTCTCGATTGGCCCCAGCCCGAACCGCGTTTCCGGCCTCTTGGAGTGTGACTGGCTTTCCAGCGGCCATCTGAGGCGCTCGCGCTCCCGCGGCCTCGATACTGGTCAGGGCCTCCTGAGCGGACTTCTGGAGCGGGCCACCGACAGTGGGAATATCGGACAGGTGCTTACCCAGGGGCGAGAACACTCCCTGAGGAATATCCGCCCCGAGAACGTCCTTGGCTAGTCCTGGCAACGTCCGTTGAGGAATTCGCACGGCCGCGCCGGCGCTCGCCGGCGAGAATGTCGTCGCCATAGTCATCAGCTCGGCAGGGGTAATCTCGGTCTTTTTACCCTCATAGACGTCCCGAACTGTCTGAGCGGTACCTTTAATGGCCTGTCCAGTCCCAACGATAGCGTCGGTGAGGGCATTCAGGACGGTCATATTGCCCAGGAACCTGGCGGCAGGCTCAGGCACGCCCGCGTTCTTAAGAGCCTCAATATGACGCTGGTAATAGTCGCCTTGGGGCTGGGCCGCAGGTTGATCCTCGGCCCACTTCCATCCAGATGGAAGCTCGGGCGCGGCCGCTGGCTCCTCGGCCCACTTCCAACCAGCAGGAAGTTCGTCAGCCATCTTAGGTTCCTCCCGCACCAGGCTGAATCATCTCTTTTCTTCCACCCGGATAGACCATCCAGACATTACCATTCTCATCGATGGCCCTTCGGCCACCGCCAGCGGCCGGAGCGGGAGCTGACTGGGCAGGCGCCGCTGGAGCTGGTATAGTCGGATTTGGCACTCCGGGTAAGGGTGCTCCAGTCGCCTGCTCCTCGCTGGTCCGAACGCCCATAAATCTCCTGATCAAGTCCATGCCCGTCAGCCCACCGGCACTTGTACCTACCGCCCCTTTCTGAGTCTTCTCGAGGGCTTTCTTACCGGCCTCGGTCGGAGTTCCATCGGCCTTCATCCACAATGGATTAGCCTGAGCATATTGACTAAGTATCTCCTCCAGTCCGGCTCGATCGCTGCCTCGATAAGCCTTCGCAATCTTGGCTATTTCCTCTGACCGCTTGTTCTGAGCGGTCATGTAATCACGAATGAACTGGTTTGCGGCGGGAGTAGCCCCCAAGCTCATAATCATTCCAGATATAAAGTTTCGGTCCTGATCCGAGATTTGCCGACCAAGTGAACCACCAAGGGACTGGAGAGTTAATTGAGCGTGCAATGCATTAAATGCTTCCATCACGCCTGTCCGTGACTGGACCGCATTCAGAAGCTTATCCGCATAGGCCCCGAGACCCGGCAGCCCCGCAATATCGGCCGCTTGCTTTGCGGCCTGGGCTATACCGGCTATTCTACCACCATACCTCACGGCGAGGTCTGCACCAGAACCAGACATAAAACCGGGTGACTGCATCAACGCGTCCATAGCATTGATGGTCCCCATCTGTTTCCTGGCGTCCGCGGCAGTATTGAAGACCTCGGTCTTGTACTTGGCCAGGTCCTCGTAATCGACTTTGGTCTGAGCTTCCCACTGCTTCAGCGAGGCCCCATGTTGGGCCGTCTGCATATCTCTTTCATACTTGGCTTCGGCCGCGGCCTGTTCCCGCGCGGTCACGGCCCCAGGACCAGTCATCGCGTTAGCTATTTGTTGAAGTCTGATAACTCGAGGCGAGGCTGGTTGTGGCTGAAAGGTCGGCGCCACCGATGGCTGAACGCCGGCGGCCCTCTTCACGGCCGCACCAAGATCAAACTGGCCTTCTTGTGGAGGACCCTCTGGGGCTGCCGCTGGGGCTGGGGCTGCTGCTGGCGCTCCCGGGGTGGCTGCTGGAGGAGCTGCCGCGACTGGAGGAGGTCCTGCTGACGCGGCCGCCATCGGCGGGGCTGGAGGCGCCCCAGGTCCAGCAACCTGTACCGGAGGCGGCACTGGTGGTGGTACGGCCTGAACGGTCGCCGGTCCACCGCCAGGCATACCACCACCAAGAATACTATTTCGCGTAGCATACCGCCCCGGCCCCTGCATCTGGGAGCCGCCGGGCAGACTGGGCCATCGCTTATTGAGCAGCTGATCAGCCCGAGCAAAGTCACCTTTCTCAATTGCCGCCGCCGCATCTGGATGAAACTTCTGAATAAACTGCCAGGTAGCATCGGCCTGTTGTTTATAGTCACCGACTTGAGGGTTCGGTATGCCCGCTTTGACCGCATCTGCAGCGGTAGGATTTGTAAACTGCCACAATCCAGTTGCTGTACTGTTGGGATTCCTGGCATTCGGATTGAAGTCAGACTCCAGATATGCCATTCCAGCCAGGTACCGATCCTTATTACTTAACGCGGTTGGAGCACCCGCTGGTACGCCCACTGGTGCAGCTCCAGTCGGAGGCGCTCCAGTCGGAGGACGAACAACTCCCGTGGGAGCCACGCCCTCGGCCGGACCACCGAGCGTCTTACCAAAGAGCCCTTGAAGTTCCTGTTGCTGTTGCAGTTCCCGACGTTTCTGGGCGGCCGTCGCAAGCTGCTCGGCCAGTCCCAATCCTCTTGGATCACGCGCGAGCAAGGTCGCCGCTTTATCCAGGCTGTTCGGATCGCTGAAATCCAGTCCGCCGAGTGCTTGTTTCTGCTGATTGAGCAGGGCCGCCTCGTCCCACTTGGATGGCAAGTCAGCGATCCAACTGAAATCGAGCTTTGGAAAGTTAAGTTCAGTCATCTAACTCTCCTAGATGAACGCTAGTGCACTCATAAGACTCGATCCGAGCGAACCGAGTCCGCCCAGTGCGGCCGACCCAAGTTGACCACCCAGAGTCGCTCCAAGGCCCCCTGCCGGTCCGGGCCTCAATAGAGCCCCACCGATACCACTGAGTAAACTCATCAAGTTGTTCGCGCCACCCAACTGGGCGTTGGCCTGAGTTGTATACGTGTTCGCGTAGGGCTGGGCCATATTCTGAGTGAAGCCCGCCTGGGCCTGAGCCAGGGCCTGTAACAGATTAGTCTGTTGCTGGGCGGTGGTTCCATAGACCCCTGACTCCGCACCCGCACCCCCTGTAATCAAATTCGCCAGATTCGTCGCTCCGCCCCCTAGAACATTCGAGATATTCGTGCCCATCCCTCCCAGAATATTGGCAACTCCCTGCCCACCCTGATTGAGCAGGTTCGCGAGGCTCGTATACAGTCCACTCATCCCTCCAGCGGCCGAGGTCAGACCTTGAAGCCCCAGCGGCGCCATCAAGCCCTGCTGGCCGGTCAACTGACTGATCCAGTTGTTCCATTGTTGGCTGGCCAGTCCCGCCCCGTAGTCCTGGGCTGCCCGATCAGTGTTCCCACCAACGAGTTGCCCACTCATGTTGCGGGCCCGATTGATCGCCTCGAGTCCCTGGCCCAATTGCCACTGGTATCCAGGCGACGCCGTGAACGCACCTTGTGCCCGCGCCACGCCTTCCGGACCGTTCAGACCTAGGGCGTCCTGAATGGTCGAGGTATAGCCCTGGCCCGTATTCGCATAGCTACTGGCCAGCCCCGAGACCGGGTCCCAAGCCCCAAGACCACCGGCGAGCGCTCCAGCCCCAGCCACATTACCACCAGTCAAGGCATTGATTGCCCCAGTTCCATAGCCAGTAATCGCCCCGAGCTGTTGTGGGACGCTTCCGCCGAGCGTGGCCTCGGCTTGTTGATAGGCCGGAACGAGCGTACCAAGCTGATTGGCTTGAGCGCCCGCGAGCGTACTCAAGCCCTGGTTCTCGACCCGCCCGAAATTCCAATTCTCGTTCCCCATCAGGTTTCCGAGGAACTGACGCTGGTTCTGAGCGGCCTGGATACCCGGCGCTCCAGTAAAGAGATCGGTAAGTGCCATAGCTCACTCCTCTAACCCGACGGTCCAGCGTTTTGTGGTTCGACCGCGCCGCCCTGTAGCTGCACATGAACCTGATCCGAGACCCTCAACTTAAACCTCACACCCTGTCCTCTGGACAGGCCACATCCGATGATGTAGGGATGGGACTTGGTATAGCCCGCCCCACCAAGGCTTCGGGTGACCGGATTGCCGTAACTGTGTCCACCGTCCAGTGACCACGAGATCTGGATTCTTGGATCGACCGAGATGTTATCCCCTACACCTGTTGTCACGTGGAAGCTCGCGCGTGGGATAACCACTCCATTCGGGAAGCCCGCCACCACTCCGCTCTGGGCCTCCCAGATCAGTGGATCGACCCCCTCGAAGAAGTAATTCGGTCCCAACTCGAACAACTCGCCAGTGGCCGCGGCCCCAATCACCCACCTATCAAACATTCGAACGCTACGACGTCCCTTCCAATCACCTCGATTGTACGATTGCAGTTCATGCCACCGACTCGTGGTCAGGTTGAATACCCAAGTCCAGTTCCCCGGATACGTCAGTGCCCAGAACGCATTCCGCCCAGCCATAAAGACCGAGGCCTCGAGCTTGCCCTTGTCCCCTGCCAGCGCCGCGGTCTGAATCATTCTAGCGACGTCTGGCGTGGAAATCATGAGCGGTGTATAGCCTTGCAATTGGTAAACGTTATAGTCGTCGCCGACCCAAATCAACTCATTCGACCATCCCACTTCCCAGCCCGCCACCGCGAAGGTTCCCGCGATCCCCCTCGGAATCACTGCCTCGCGATCCAGTGGAAATGGCACCGTGCCCGCGTCCCTCCAAACGGAGGTCCACTTATCACCAAAGGCGAAGAACCGGCCCTTGAACCTCACACCCCTCCGAATAAACAGTCCCTGCTCGACGGCAAACGAGTTGCTGGCTATGCTCGTTTGGTTGAGATCGCTCGCCCAAATTCCCCCTGACCCAAACGTCCATATAAAGTATCCGTCGAACTCACACACGCTCGTCGGGCTGGCTGGGAGATCAGGGTCACTGTAGGCGACCGGTGCCCCGGACGTAGTCAACACGAAGCAACCATTCTCGGTGACCGCCAGGTTCTGGGGCGTAGCATTGAAGTTCCTCGCCATAGTGATCGGGGCTGTTCCGGCCAAGGCACCCAACGAGGTTGGATTGAATCCTCCATCGACCGCATAAAGCTTGTCGTTAACGGCCCAGAGCAACGTCGCCCCACAATCGAGGAATCCACGAGTATGGATGTCTGTCGCCAGGATATTCTTCCGTAACAGCCCTGGCGTCCTCAGTATGGCATAGTTCGACGGCGCGCCCTCGGGCATATCTCGACTGAACGCATTAATCAGCCTGCCCCCAGCTTCCTGAGGCCGCTCGCCCGGCGCACTCGATTTCGGAAATACTATGTCCACCATTAGAAGTACTCGGTCTGCATCACCTCGAACGTCGGTTTCGATGAAGTGATCCGTTTCAGCATCATCTCATAGTACTGTTTGAGTTGGGGATCGAACGCGCCCCCTTTCATCCCCGCACATAGATTGGCGAGCAAGCTCGCAAGAGGATCGTACCATTCCCCCGGAATCTCCTCGGTATTACTGACGTGGCAGATCCCATCGAACGATAACTGCAACAGCAAGGGATCGATCCGCGAGTCGATCTCCTCCGCGTACTCGGGCTCGAGGCTTTGGCCCGTCCCAACAATGCGAAGCTTATTGGCGACCTCCCTGGTCAACTCGAGGCGGGACTTGGTTAGCTGGACAGCGGTTGACATACTGTGACCTATATGTTTGTATACTTGATACGGAGCACGCACTTCTCGAACGACGGGCCGGTAGTGGTTACGTTTGAGTATTCTAACTGAAACCCGGCGTTAGTATTCGAGTAGTAATTATTCGCGATGATCCACGGAAGTACGTCAAGCCAGATCTCCTGGCGCGCATTTGAGGAGGCCGTTACTGATGCCATAACTGCATGAGTATCCGGATTAGTTATGTATGCAACATCTCCAGCGGCATCTGGCTTCCACCGCAAATAAACCTGGGCCTTTTTAATACAGAGCGGCAAATAGGTCGGTCCCAGATCAGCCCGACAGAAATCGGTCATGTCGATCCTGATCATCGTCGAGACCGCGGCCGGGACCATACCTGTGTTGTTACCAGGTGACAGCACGTTTCCGGTCCACAACGAGAAATCGGTCTGCAGCATTGACTGGCCCGCAAAGCGGAACCAGGCGTTCGGGACTCCGGCCCCAATAATCCCACCGACTGGGAAATGACCGTCCCAGGCAAACGAATGGTTGCCGATCTGGTTAATCACCATCGCGGCGGACTGATCGAGTGGCCACCCCGGATCAGTATTCGGGAACTGACTTGGCTTCGCGGCCCCCACACACTCACACCCATAGAACGTATGGTAGACCGCGGTGGTCGCGGCACTCTCGTTCGAACTGTTAAACAGGATCGCACCGGCCCCAGCTGAGCCTGGGCCGTTGGCCCGATAGTCACACCCAAAGTGATAGACGTTGTCCGAGTGACGGACTACATCCAGCGCCGCTCGCTCCGCGTCCCAGACGTAGACATGATAGAACCGACTGTCCGCGACCGCGGTTCCAGGAGGCGATCCATTTATCACTATCCCGTTGTAGACGTTACCTATCCGAACGTTCTCGTAGTGCGAGGTAACAGTGAGGGTATTGTACGGGGCGGTTCCGACCTCCGAGCGAATGCCCTCGCCCGCGAAGCAAATATCCACATTCCGTATAGTGCATCCCCAGTTATTGTTCTGGAGAATTGCTATCCTGTGGCTTGCATTTGGAGCCCCAGACGACGATCCAGGAGTCGACCGCCAATCAGGCCCACTCATATCGATCGTTAGGTTCTCGACGCCCGGCGCCTGAACCAGGTTGGTGTCGCCGTTAGTTAACCAAATTCCAGGCCCACCTGTAGCCGGTCCAACGTTCTTGAGCTTCGTTCCCCATGCAGTTCGCATCCATGGAGGCGGCACTGGAGTGTAGTGTGGGACTCCCACCCCACCATCCAGATATGCCACTCCGACCCTATACAGTTGTCCTTGGCCCTGACCCACCAGTGTAATGCCACTGGGCACTTTCAGTGGATTACCTCCACCAAAACAGCCTATGGTCCAGGGTGGTAACTGCAGTCTCCCACCCCCTGTAATACCGAATGCCGACCTCTGAGCCGCTACGAAGTTGATCGCGCTCTGCAACTTGGCGTTCTGGTCACTGACCCCGTTGTCATTGACCAGTGGCGTGCCAAGATCGGAACAAATCTTCTCTGCAAGGAGAAAGGTGCTATGGGCGTAATTGGTGACTGTCGGGGGCGCCACCGGAACCGCTGCCCGAAATCTACGTAGCCAATCATACCACTCGGGCGTGATTAAATCAGCGTTCGTCAGGAACGTTGAGGGAGGTAACAGATCTGGCAACAATGCGGTCATGGAGGTGCCATACTTTCCGCACCATAGATTCCCCCAATAAGGGGTCTCAGCGCCCTAAGCTGCCAAGCTGGAAGGAACGGCGCGAACTGCCCCGCTTTCTGAGCCCACTCACCATACGTAGTCTGAGGACCAAGTCCCAATCGCGCAAGTGCGGCATCGCTGAGTGGCAGGAACCGTTTGTACTTGGCGAGTTGCTCGGCGGCCTGTTCCTCGGTCGGGAGCTTCTTGATGAGCCAGTCCGGAATAGCTTGATAACCTCCTTTGTTTATGGCCTCCATGTACGAGCGAGGAAGCCCCGCGAGCGAGGACATTTCCTGGCCCATTCCAGTCATCGCCCCAGCCGCAATATCACTGAACGCCCCGGCGGGGCCACCAAGGGGGCTGGGCCTCGGCATCGGCACGTTTGATCTCGGGTCCGATCGAGGCATCGGAATGTACACTCGCTGATTGTCGATCGAGGCCACCCTGTAGGGTGAGTAGGGATCGACCTGGGAGTAACTGTTCTGGGTGAGGTCTTCGAGGCCAGCCATCTTCGTTCTCCAAAGTGGGGAGGATCAAGTGATCCTCCCCAAAGTCGACGTGGCCGGGTACCACGTCAGGGAGGCTCCTTTAACCCTTCGGAGTCACAAACGTGACGATAACCTCGGCCTCACCGGCACTCGCCGCGGTGCCAGTAGGCGTGTAGGTCACTGTCACTTGCCGTTCCATAGTGCTTGGCTGAACAGCCGTGAGTGTGATTGCCGTAAATCCGGCAGCACCAGCCGACGAGCCATAATAGCTCGAGTTTGCCGCTGCATCACCTCCCCAGATGCCAAAACCAACAGCAACGGGGTTGGTCGAGCCAGCATTGAACGCCGTCTTGACCAGAATGCCTCCACCCACCACAATAGCACCGGGCGGGAGCTTTCCGACCTCGATCGCGGTCGCCTGCACCCCAAAACCGATATTGCGGCGCAGATATTGCACGCTCTCGTAACCGAAGTCACGAGCGGGAACCTGATTGTTGAGTCCGGTCACAGGATTTGGCATGGTTCCCTCCCTTAATCCGCCGCCGAGCCGAAGAAGGCAGTCACCATTCCCCACTGCTTCAACGGCGTTGGAGTCGCCGCCGAATTGTAGGGGTGCTTCTTGTACATCTTCGACACGCCGTAGGCCATCTCGATGCCTACGCCATTGACAAAGCCGTAGTCGTCCTCTTTACGGAACGTGGGCTTCGCCATCTGGCCCCAGGCCATCACCGCGGCCTGTTGGCCGCAGAGGAATACCGGCTCAACGCGACCACTCGAGGCGCCCGCGGTGAGCAAGTTCGTCCAGACGTTAGTGACCATATTCGAGATCTCCGGCACGCATCGAGCGATCACGCCATCATAGATCTGGTCACCGTCCTGGAAGATCGGGTTGTCGTCCATCCCGCGCCCTTCACGCGCGCGAGCGTCTTTGTTCACGGTCTGAAGGTCGATCTTCAGATCGCGGAACGGGTTAGTGCCCATGAACGCCACATAGTACTCGTACCCGTCCTTTGTCTTGAATGGACGGATCTTTGGGTCGGCGTTCATAGCCATACGTTTGGCCAACGATAGATTGGCCGCCGTACACTTATCGTTCGTATTGTCCACGCCCGTAAGTGCAGTCGCGTGGGTGGCGTTCCAGCCCGTGGTCGAGTTGCCGAACAGCAACCGATCTTTGTTGACGGCATTGAAGTCGTTCAACTGACTGGCCGTCGCCACGTTGTACAGGACGCCATTTACTCGCTGGCCACCAGAGCTGGTGGGAAGAGTCTCACTCGGAATGGCCATCAGCGCCGAGATAATCTCGTCCCGTTGCAGCTCTTTGCCCCAGTCACTGAGAAGCGGCTTGGCCTCGCCGAAGATATCGGCGCTATCCTTCTGCATCTCAGCCTTGTTCATAACCACGGCATTTCGAGCCCACTCGACCCGGACTCTCATCCCATAGTTATCGATCTTCTCTTCGTTACCGACCAGCGTTTCGGTAGCGACCCCAGCGCCGCGCAACCGCGCGACAATGGGAATATTCATGTCCTCACCACCCTGCTTGAGATCCATTCTCAGCCGGATGATGGCATTTGCTGCCTCGCCCATGTAGGGCGAGAACATATTCTCACGAACAAACTCTCGATTGATCTCCTGAGTGAACTTGATGAGTTTGTTGTTTACTTGGATTTCTGACACAGCCATGGCTGGGTCGTCCTTTCAGTGAATCATACCGCTATGTCGGAAACCGACATATAGGTATCATTGCCTCCCCAATCATCGCCCAGGTCTGGCGAAGTCAAAGAGGCTTCTATCGCTCAAATCTCCAGTCACCTCGCCACCTCCACCAGAGGAGCCAGGGACTCGAGTGAGCGACGGTGGCAACCGTACCTCTCCGGGACGAGTACTCGCGCTGGCCCGGATCTTCTCGAGGACCTTGGTCTGAAACGCTGGATCGGCCATCGCGGCGTCCAGTCGCTTCTGGAACCATTCCTCTGGATTCGAACCCACGCTAGACAGAACCGATTGCTTCTTATACCACTTGACGGCGGCGTCGAAGCGATTTGGAGATTGTACGACCTGTTCGTACTCCATCGGATCGAGGCTCTGTGCGTTTACTGCCTCGAGAAAGGCCTGCTCAGCCTTGCTGACCTCTTCCTGACCATGAACCGCGTAGGCAATCAGTTGTGCGTTCGCCATGCTGACTCGTTGCCCTTCCTGTAGATAGGGTATCATCACCTGGGCGATAACGTTCCTGACTGCCATGTCCGGATTCTCGAAAAAATCCGGGCTCTTGGTGGGGGCTTGTTGGGCTCGTTGCTGTTCCAAGTACCGATCAATCTCGCCGAGCCGCTGTTCGAGCGCGGCGGCCCGACCCTCGGCGGCCCTCCTGGCCTCCGACTCTTCCCGAAGCCTCCACGAAGGCACCTGTTCAGGCGGTACCTCGGTGGGCGCCCCCGGCGCCGGAGCTGGGACTTCAGTCGCCGGGGGCTGGCCTCCAGAAGCGGGTGGGATGCTAGGGGCCTCCGGAGGCACTTCGGGCGCGAGTGTTTGACGGAACATCTCGAGCTGATTTTGGTCCTCAGGGCTGAGCGGCCTTTCGTCTGCCATTGTACTCTCCTTCCCCCAGTCTCGTTGGGGTTACGACTCGCCCATTTCGCTGGACGCTTGCGCCTCCGATGTCGCTCGGAGTCAGCGTTTTCCTCTGTAACCTCCGGATCGAAGGGCGGACAGACCGCCCCCTTTGGGCTTGGGCTTTCCCCCGCCCGCGCGGCGCTGAGTCTCGAGCGCTATCGCGACGGCCTGTTTCTGGGGCTTACCCGCCTCGACTTCCCGTTCAATGTTCTTTCCTACGGCCTCCTTGGAGGCACTCTTGATCAGTGGCATCACCGTTTTCCCTTATATCCACCGGGCCTCAACTTTGAGAGCGTCAATGCGAGCCTCGATTGCGCCCCGGTCTTCCCCGGCGCGCCCTTGTGCGCTCGCGCGAACTCCATTGGACTCTCGCCTGCCTTCTTGGCCTTTGCGGTCTCCGCCCCCGGGTGCTTGATGGCACCCTTGATCCAATTAGCCACCGAGACCTCCCATAGGTCGGGCCGCGGTCTGTCGTCGTATCGCGGCCATCTGTGCCTCGTGCATCATAGACTGTTGATGGGCCGCCTCATCGTGCTGCATTTGCTGCCCATGACTCATAGCCGTCATGTGCAGATTGGCGAGGTCGCCCATCATCTTGGTCCGGCTCTTCAAGTGCTCGAGCCCGATCTTTTGCTGGCCCTCGGCCATCTTCATCCGGAATTCCTGTTGCTTCTGTTGGGCGTCGAACACACGCTCGATCATCCCATGAGCCCCACCCTGGGCCTTTTCCTGGGCGGTGGCCTGATTGAGGGCGGTCTTCGATTGCGTTTCCTGGATCTTGGCGGCCTCGCCCTGGAGCATAAGTTGCTGGACCTGCTGTTTCATCGGATCGGGCTGTTGGGCCTGTTGGACCATTCCAATCAGGCGCTTCTTCACGTCGTTGTTCAGCGGCGCCAACTCAAGCATAACCTGAGGCGGTATCTGGGCGCCCTGGGTTGCGAGGGCGGTCAGCGTATCGTAGGCATCCGCCATCATATTGACTTCGTCCGGTCCCTCGTCCATGATGAAGTTCACGTCCAATTGACCTAGGGCGTTGACTAGCTTGGGGAAGCCGGTCTGAGGGTCTATTCCGACCCCATTGATCTGGATAAACTGCGCGACGTCCTGATTGCCCGTCACCCTCACCCAACGTTCTCCTGTCCAGTATTTTTGAACGGCCGCCCAAATCGCCCGATAAAGTCTGAGCTTCCAGTTCTTGTAATTAATGACGAACGGACCGAGTTCGGCAATGCCAGCCTGCTGCAGGAGGCTAATAGCTCTTCCAGATTTGTACTCGAGTCCTTGACCAATGAGGGCGGGATTGGGGCCAAAATTCTCGATTTCATTTTTCGCGTCCTCCAAAAACTTCAATTGGCCTTCCATATTCATGATCCGGGCCTGATCATCGAACTCCATCTCAAAGCCCTTGTTGTAGATCACCATCCCGTCCGGCCTAACGGCCTCGCGGCGGGTCTTCTCCGGATCAGTAAAGGCCCCGTCCTCGGCCTTAATGCGGCGAGAATTCAACTCGTGCAGGCCCTTCGAGCGGCGCTGATTGATCTCGTCCTGGGACGACTTCAGTCCCCGGACAAAGCCATATCGGTCCCCGTCCTGATCGATAAACGCCGAGAACGCAATGAATTTGCAGATCGGATCACCCTTCTCATCAAAGAAGTAACTGTAGCCCTCAATCAGTTTCGTCGTGCCCGTGAACAGACACCAGCACCAACCGCCTCGATGACGGTACCAAAGATCGACCACTCGCACCCGGCGTCGACCGGAGGGCTGTTCGACCCCAAACCAATTCTTATCGCGGTCTGGGTTCGTCGTCAACTCGCTGTCCGACGCCATCTGGAACCGAATTTCCTCCTCTTTCTCAGGCGCCAACGAGACAGCATCGTCAACGTCCATCCACTTCGCATAGCCCATATACCTGGCATCACTGAAATCGTGCTCGAATGACTTTGGGTCATAGAAGAACCCGTCGGGTTGGACTCGATTGAAGCCCACGTCCCGATCGCCCTTATCGCCCTTCACCAGTTGCATCTCAACGCAACCTATCCCATCTGTGGCCCCATTTTCCGTACAGTACGGGAAACAGACCTGCCTAAGCTGGGAGTCGATCACATATCGCACTATCGCGGTGGCCAGATCAGCCCCGTCACCGCCCTGAGGCGTTCGCGGGAAGGCCTTGGGGTCCTGCTTGAGCTTCTCCAACAGCCCTACAATCGCGTCGATCTTCCGACCGACTCGATTATAGGTTACCACGGGCTGTTTGCGGGCGTTGAACACCTCGACCTGGGCCGATGTCCATTGCGAGCCGTGGCGGTACCGTCGTGAGTTCTGTTGTTCGTCGATCTCGGCTCGTTTCAGCCACAGATAGTCGAGATAGGCCTGCTTCAACTTGTGAAGCGTCCAGTAGCTCGGGTCCTCGACCTCAGTTGTGGGCTGGGCCTTGCCCTGGACCTGCCCCGAGTCGGTATATGCGGCCATGATAGCCATTTTAGCCCGCTTTCTTCACCGCCACGACTTTGGACTCTTCGATGATCTCATAGGACCGGCCCACCACAAGCGGGCCATAGGCCTTGGACAACAGCTTTTTCAACAGGGCCGCCTGCTCGACCTCGACTTCCTGCACTCCACCCTCGGCCACCAACAGTGCCAGTTTGAACCGCTTGTACTTGTCCGAGCCCTCGAGCCCGGTTTCGTCGGGGAACGAGGCCAGCAGGGCGGTCGCCGAGACCATCCCCAGGGTCAAATCCTTGCCCCCTTCGGTCTCCTTAATGGGCTCGCCCTGGAGATTCCGAATGATCTTTGAGAAGTCCACTTTCATCCGAGTCTCCTTAACTCGAGGGGTTGGGCAGCCACGCGAGGGCGGCCGTTTGACTTCCGCCGGATGCACCGCTCAAAGTCAAACTTGGCATCGTTTGACTGCCAGAGGACGGCGCGGACTTAGTCTGCATCAGAACGCCACAAGACGAGGCTGAATCGGTGGCATTGGCGACCTCTTTCTGCTTAGTCCATCCCGAACTCGCTGCATCGCCGGTCCCGATCTGAGCGGGACTAGCCGATCCTCCGCCGTGGAAGTCCATCAGGAGCCGGTTTGAATTGGTAGTAGTTACATTGGGCGCGACTGACAGATCCTGGGCTGTCTGCAAGCCCTCATATGGAGTTCCAGAGGTCACACAACCAGTAACCGCGAACACGAAGGCAGCACCAAGGGTAAAGCTATCGGTGATCCCGATGGTCTGAGCGGACTCGCTCCCGCCGTCTCGCTTCCACCACGCGGCCATACCAGCCTGACTCAAAAGACTAAATATCTGGGTATATCCACTCGGCGCGCTAATATGTGGCAAATCTCCTCCACGCCACCCAGAGAAAACATACACTAGAATATCATTCGTGGTGTGCCCAGAGGGAAGACCTATCCCGGCCCCCATCATAGTGCCAGTGCTGCCACTATTATAAACGTCACTCGGAAAACTCGCCCGCACCGTCGGAGTTGGACCGGCACCACCCACGGCTGGCTGGCCCGCCAACAGCGTCCCACCGACCAGTGCCAGCATCGCGCGCTGAAGCGCGTCCATTGGCCGGATGATCGCCGGCTTTTCGGGCGGCAGCCAAAGATATGGTACGGGCAGCATCATGCAAACGCCTTGTTCAGCGTGGCCCAGATCGTGCCACCCGCGGTCTCCACGTAATAGGTGATTACGTCGATAGCGTTAGCCGCCGTCGACAGAGTCTTACTCCCGCCCGTAAACTTCCAGTTCGAGCCCACCGCGCTCAAGAGACGCGAGCCGGTTCCGTCCTGTTTCAGAATGTAGATTCCTGTCTGTCCCGCCTTCGAGTTACTGGGGTTGGCCAGCGAGGTAATGTTGCCAGTCAACGTGGTCAGGAAGTTAATCCCCGTGTTCATATCCAGTGTGATCGTGGCCGAGTAGCTGACTGTCACCGGGGCGCTCGATCCAAACATTCTGTTCGGAGTGATAACCTTCGTCGCGTTGGTCCCAGTCCACACGTCCGTGTTCGTGGCCTCGTCCACACCCAGATTGGCCCGGGCCGTGGCCGAAGAGGCCAAATCACTCAGGTTCATATCGGCGGAAAGTAACTGTTTGGTGATCGAGTTGATCCTCAGAAAGCCCGCCGAGGACGTGGTCCAGAAGTCACCGTTGACCGGCGATGAGGGCGCGGCGCCCTGTGGCACATTCAGGCTGGCCCGCGTAGTCGTACTCGCGGGCAGGATGATCTCCGATCCAAACGTCGTCACTCCAGTCGACAGTGCCACGGAAAGTGGCGTCAACGCGCCCGTAAAGTCTGCGTCAGCGGTCGCCACGCTGTTGACACTCATATAGAAGCTCGTGCCGTCATTAATCAGGCCGAGACCGCGATTAGCTGAAAGATCGTTCTTCAGGGTATTATTGGTTACTGCACTGTGTGTGGCATGCAGCCCGATAAATGGATGGCCAGATGTATTGAGGTTGGCTAGACTCCCAAAGTAATTAGTGTTGGTGTTGCTAAAGATGATCGGGGCGCCTGCCACTACGAACGTTTGCTGAGCGCTCCAAGTGTTCGCGGCGTTCATCAGGGGCACATTCGCGCCCGAGGTGCCCGTATTCTGGACTGCGGCCGTGCCCAGGCCCAGCGTTGTTCGTTGGGCGCTGGCTGAGGCGCCCGCGATCAGTGACCGGCCGGCGGCCGTGCAGGCCACCTCCTCGACCGTGCCTCCACCGGCGGACTGACGGCCTAGGAGGACATCGGTCGCGGTCGTGGACTGCATTTTGCCGTAGGTCACCGCGTTATTGGCGATCTTGGCGGTCGAAACGCCCAGCGCCGCGATGCCAATCAGCACATTGTCGCCGAAAGTGGCGTCGTTCGAGCCCACGGCGACCGTTGTGACGCCGGCCTCGGCCCGATACCAAATAGTGTCCGAGCCCGTCGCCGAGGCAGTAACTGTGCCGTCTTTAATGGCCCCATAGGCGTCGGCCAGTCCCGTCCCACCACCGGCTGGCGTGGCCCAAGTACCGTCGGCACGTAAAAACTGTGTCGTGCCGCCCGAACTGCCGGGCACGAGCCCCTTTGTTCCCGAAGTCGTGAACAAATCAAGCAACGCCGTCGACTGAGTTGCGGTCATTTCCTCTGGACTACCGCCCGCACCCGAGCGGCGACCAAGAAAGACATTGTTGGCGACGACATTCTGCATTTTGGCGTAGCTAACTCGGGTGTTGCCTATGGTCAGTACACCCGAGCCATCGACCGTGGCGTCTCCGCTGATGTTGAACCCGCCGAAAACTCCCGCGTTATTGTACTGTATCTGGCCCGAAGTGCCTCCGGGGGCGCCTCCTGTGCCGGGCGAGGCCCAGGCTCCATCCGCCCTCAAGAAAGTCGTGGTACCACCGCCCGAACTGGGCACCAGGCCCTTCAGAGATGAGGTGAAAGTGTCTAACAGTGTCGTGACCTGGGTCCCGGTCATCTCCTCCATCGAGCCCAGGCCAGCGGAGATGCGGCCCAGAACCCGACTAGTCGCGGCAAGGTTCTGAATTTTACCGTAAGTAACGACCTGGGCGCCAATTACGGTGGCCCCAGTGCTAGGAGTGATCGAAATATCGCCCGTAGCCGTGAAACCGGCGAAAGCGCCCGAGTTATTGTACTGAATTTGGCCCGTCGAGCCCCCAGGAACCCCGCCGGTGCCGCCCGGTGGTATCGCCCAGGTCCCGTCGGCACGGAGAAAGTTGGCCGTGCCCCCTCCAGAGGAGGGAACGAGCCCTTTTAGCGTCGAAGTGAACGTATTTAGCAGACTTGTCGCCTGGGCGGCGGTCAATTCCTCGATATTTCCGGCCCCGGCCGAGATTCGACCCAGAATAATGCTGCTGGAGGTCGTATTTTGCATTTTGCTGTACGTGACAGCATCGGCGTTAATGGTCCAGCTCGCCCCAGCGACCGTAATATCGCCCTTGTTGCCGTCGGGCACTCCCCCGGCGCCCGTGAAACTGATGGTAACTACGCCGTTCGCGTAGTCGACAGTGATGCCGGTCCCCCCGATTATCTGGGCTGGGAACCGCGAAATCGCCTGAAGACTGAGTCTCGGTAAGCCCGCCATACTGTAGTCTCCTAGTATTGGGCCCAGTAGATGACCCCGGTCAGCGTCCCAGACCCGAAGGTCTGGAAACAGAGGGTCGATCCGTAGTTAGAGGCGGCCCCGGTCGTCTCAATCCGGTTATTTAGTGCGAATGCGTTGGGCAAACTCCACTGGGGAGTCAACGGAATCGACTGCCTGGAACAATCCGGCGCCTCACTCGCCCAGATCTTAAAGTCGAGCGTGTTCGTTTTACTGGCAAGGGTGAACCCACAATAGTAAATCTGCTTGGTTGGGTCGCCCGGGACCGCTACAACCGGTCCCGTAGGAACGGCGTGGGAGAAGGGAGTGAGCTGATTGCATTGTCGTTGGGCCAGGGCCGGAACGGCCCAGAGGACTGTCAACAGAAACAGGCCGAATCTTATTCGCCTGGTCATTGGACGCCTCCCCAATAGACCTCAATCGTGCCCTTGAACAGTTGATCGGTCTCACCCGCCCCCTCCACTATCATCCCCACCACGTACTGTTTGGGAGTGAGCGCCCGCATGTCGTCGGCCTCAAACCGAATAGACAGCACTCCGAGGTCGGGCACGGTAATCTTACCGTTCCCAGTCGTGGCCTGGAGCATCAGCTGATTGGTCTCGAGGTCCGAGACTTCAAAGGTGAAATCGAGCCCAGTGAGATCGAGCAGTTCCCCAGTCTCCAAATCCGCAATCCGGAAGTCCTGGCGGTAGGTCGCTCGGTTCGAGGCCTTTCCGAGGGAGCCCTGGAGACCCTGAGGAATCGTTGGTAACATAAAACCCCCGTTAAAGGCTGCGTTCTGGACTGGGACCTTAGTAGGTCCGCCAATCTCCGGCGCGCTGCATACTGACCTTTCTGTAGTCGTTCTGGGGCGGTGCCTTGGGGGCCTGAGACACCGGGTTGTAGGGCCGGGACATACAAGCGTATCGCCACTCGTCGCCCGCGTGGTCCTCTCCCTCGGTATCAACGTCCTCGGGCTTGACCGCGTCGTGCTGGAGTGCGGGAATGGTACGGATAGAGGCCGCGCACGTGCTAAAACAGTAGATCATGGGCAGGCCGTCAGCGCCCAAGAGGCGCGATCTCAGTTGGTCCCAGCCACCCATCGACCCGCGCTGGGGCACTCGGGCGTTGTCAGCCGCGTGGAAGGGCCGGCACCTGTAAGAAATTAGGACCTTGTTAATGCGCTCGGCGATAGAGGGACCGCCGTCCTCTTTGAAACAAGCCGGGTCAAGGACTGCGTAACGTAATGGTTCTGGGCTGGGGCCGGGGCGTTCCCGAGTGACGATGCCCTCGGCCACCTTCTCGGCGGTCAACTTGAGCCCGACGTTCGGGGCGACGGCCCCATACCACTCCCGATAACGGACCAGGGCTCCGCGGGGAATTGTACGAGCCGACTCCCCATTCGCCTGGTGAATGTCGAAGTCGTCCTGAACGATCGCCCACCAGCCCACTGAAAATGGGCGGGCCGAGCCCCAGTCCATCGACCGGAACCGCGCCCAGGTAGTGGGCACTGGGAAGGGGTCGATGACGTGCTGATCGTACCGCCAACAGTCAAAGAACGCCCCTTCTACCACAGTCCAGTCACCCTCGAGCCAGGCCCGGACCATCGCGTCCGAGGACAAACCCTTGAGGCGGTCCGCGTAGCCGGGGTCGGCGGACAGCAGAATTTTGTTGTCCTTCAGTTTCGCGGGGACGAACATCCGCTGCATCTGAGTCAGCGGATCAGAGATCGGGACGTAGCCCGCGGGATGCGGGTCGACGAAGTACGCCTTGACCCAGTGATGGCCCACGCCACCTGGGTTGGCGGCGGCTCGAATGCGCTTCGTGGGGACATTAGCGGCCGAACGGAGTCGGCCTCGGAGAAATCGGTACCCGTAGTCACTGGGCCACTGGGTCAGCTCGTCCCACCCGATCCAGGTATAGGCGTGTCCCTGGTACCGAGTGGCATCGGCGTCACGCTCAATGTACCGCATGCGGAGGGCGGCCCCGTTGGGCCAGGTCCACATCTTCGACTGCTCGTGCCACGAGGCCTTGGTCGCGGGATAGATCTCCCGCGACCGCACGATCAGCTCCTCCAGTTCGTTGTAGGTCCGGCGGAACAGCACGCCTCGCCAGTCGCGCGCATAGCGCGGCACGTCCTGAAGGAAATCGCCCAACAGAAAGTCGCTCTTGCCGCCTCCCGCGGCGCCGCCGTAGAACAACTCCCCGCACCAGTCCGCGGTTATCGCGTCGGTCTGGGGGCCTGGCTGGGGAGACCAGGCTTCGTGGAGAACGGCGAGCTTTGAGCGGGCCATGGGCGAAAGGTTAGGTCTAGGGCTGCGTTCTGGCCTGGGCTGGGGCTGGGGCTATGCCCCTTTCGGGCCTGCCCCACCGCTCCCGGGGAAATAGCCCCACCCGTACTCTGGGCTCCATCCCCAACCGCCCTCGGGTGGCGGGGGCTTGGCTATGGACCCGGGCGGGTCCCCTGTGCCGTCGGGCGGAGTGTCGATCGGGGGCGGGACATCTATGGGTGGATCGGGCGGGACTGGGGCCGCGGGGCCGCCCCCGACACCGAGCCCGGTCACCCAGGCCGAGCCCACGAGCGTGCAGGCGACTGGTTTGTCGCGCCCGGACTTCGTTTTCGGGTACATGACGCCGTTGATGGTCACGGGGACTTCAGCCATTGCGGTCTCCTTAGTTGGGGCGCTTGGGCCCTGGGCTGAGAATTGAGGGATTGCGTTCTGTCGCTGGGTTGCGTTCTGTCGCTGGGCCGCCCAGTTCGATCTGTCGGCGGGACCGCCACTCATCATAACTTTCCCTGGGCGGGCGGTCAATGTAGTCGCTGGTATCGAGCTTGAGGTGGACCTCCTGGTTCGGTCCGTGCCCTGTTCGGTCCGCGAACGTCTTGACCAAGTCCAACAGGGTCGGGATCGAGAACTGTTCGGGGGTGTCGACGAGGCGTTCCTGCAACAGTTCGAGGGCGTCGAGGGAAATGTTGGTCATCCGCTCGACCATGTCCGCGATCACGGCCTTCGCCTCGCCCCGATAGTTCTCGACGAGTTCGACGAAGGTGGGATCGGACTGGAGGATGCTGATGCGGGACAGGCTGTAACCGGTGACGAGGGCCGCGTCGCCCGGGCGCATGCCGGTTGCGAGGCATTTGGCCAGGGCGTGGTGGCTGGAGTGGATGCGTTTTAGGGCGACGGGGACGGTCCCTCGGGGCTGTTGCAGTGCCGCGACATCGGCCCTCGTGAGATCGCGCACGTACTCGGCCACGAACGTTTTCCTGGGTCGGCCGCGAACCGGCCCAAGCACCAACTCCTCCAGGAGGTCCTTGTCTGTCACGGGACCGGGGCTCCCTTCGGGGCGGAGACCGCCCCCGCGCACGCGAAAAGCTTGCCCCCTCTTGGGGGCAAAGTCAAGGGGTCCGTGTAACGGACCCACGTCAAAGAGGTATAAATGACTGGCGGCGAGGAGTGAATGATAGGTATGTTTCCAGTAGATTTACCCGTGGAGTGGCAGCCCGCGAAATTTTATTGCTTTTTTTGCCCCCGCCACGCACTTTTGTTGCGTAATGTGGGCCGACCGCGCAACATTGATGCTCGATCGCGCAACAAAAGAACAAAAGCACCGCAACAAAAGCACGTTTTATTGCGCGGGTTCTTTTGTTGCGCAAACGAGGCCATCAACGCAATTGACTTTCGCGGCGATTGGGCGCATATTACGCGCATGGCCTGGGGATGGTCCCGGGCCGGACATCGGGAGTCGAACATGACCACTTTCGGGGAATTCAAATACTTTTGCAAAAAGACCGGGCTCACCACGGATACCGATCTCGACGCTTTGCCGATCGAGTCCCAACGATACCTTATGACACGCGGGGCTCGTGAATATTTCGACAACTATCATGCGTCCGAGACGTACAAACTCCATGGCGACAAAATCGCCGACGTTGTCGCGCCCCTCGTGTGCGAAGCGTACGAACGGCTCGTCGTGGGCGATGTCCCGGGCACTCGCGTGGCCCGCCCGCAAACCGCGGTGCAACAATTGGCGAACCGACTCGCGGCCGCGGGGTTCACCGCGATGACCGACCAGGAATTGGCCATCGTCATCGAGTCCCTTGCGCGCGCCCGCGAGGCCGCGTAACCACCACCGACTCGGGGGCGCAAATGCCCCCACCACACCATCGGGAGAACTACCATGACTGCACGTGAAGCATATGAACTGAAGGTCCGCCGCATGATGAGGGAATGGGACGTGATGAGCGCGATGTTGCGCGAGTGGGATCGCGTCGAGGGCCACCGCGAACTGGTCGATCGACCGTGGTTGTCTGCGCCGCCCGAACGCGAGTGAACGATACCGCTGTGTCGGTTTCCGACACGTAGGTATCATCCCCTGGGTGGCGCGCCTTATGCGCCACCTGGGTACCCTGGTTTGCTGATTTCGTATATGGCCCGTGACGCCGATCGATACCGCTCCAGTTTAGCATTCTTCGAGTCCTCAGTTTCTTACTCTG